AAGTGGGGGCTGGACTAAGATATGCCGCAGGAACGACTTTACTTGACGGGGCGTATTTAGCTGAGGACTCTACCTTTCCAGCGTTTACACCAAAAGAATAATCATTAAGCATAGATGGGGCAGAGTCTAAAGACTGCTCAGCAAGCTCTGCTGCAAAATCCCTAACCTCTGTATTTGCTGCAATATTTTTTGACACGTCCCCTAGTTTATCAGTGCCCAAAACCACCTCTAACTGATAGCTCATATTTCCGCTACCAAAGACGTGTGTAGCCTGTAAAACCGTCCAGTACCCGGACATTCCCTGTTCAAGTTGATCTAGGTAAATCAATTGCCCAACTTTTACGTCAGCATTTCCAGCTAATACTGCCGTAGCTCGGTACTTATATCTATGAGCTTCTGCCCTATCTGTAGCTATATATTTAGCGTCTGATAGTGTAGTTGCGCTTTCGAACGGTAAGTGCTTTAAAAAAGTAGCTTTGTTTGTTGATGATGAGTGAGTTGCCATATTAGACCTCACCGTTTAAATAAGCTTGGCTAGGAACCACTGCTCCTAGAGTTTGCTTTGATCCGGGGTTTGCGGAGTGAGTAGTGCTTATTGGAGAATCTGTAGTTTGATGGATTCCGTTTACAACACGATCTACTGTAGCTCCAAACATATCTGGGGCTTCATCAGAAACTAAAGGTTTAAAGTTATATATAGTTCCCATTGCAGAGGCAAGACGAGACGTTCTACTTATGTCTTCTGCATAAAAGTATGGGGCCGATAGCTTGCTAGCAGATGCAAGTTTGTCTTTTGACATAAAATATATAGTTGTTTTTTCTGTTTTAAGTGCAAATCCAGTTTGCTTAGCTAAACTGCGTATAAGTTGCCAATCACTTTGACCTGCCTGTGCCACTGAAGAAAACACTCTAGGATGTCTTTGAGTTACTGCTTTAAGACCATACTTAGCTGCAATTTTAGACACTATTGCGTCAGCTGTAACGTTTTTATAGATTTTTTGATCTGTATTCTTTAGTAAATACGATGGGGACACGCAGTAGACTTCTGTAGAGTTTTCTTCTACGGTTACAGGTTTAATACTATGCACGTAGCCTACAAAAGTAGCTGTCTTTAGTCCGCTACTCCAGGTAAATGTTACCGGGTCTCCAGAAACAACAGCTTTTCCAGAATCATTTACTTTTCCAGCAAAATTTAATACAAGTATTTCGTGAGAATCAAGATCTTGAGTTAAGGTTGCGTTTATCAACAATAGGGGAAAATCAGGTGATTTTGGGAATACTACGCTACGTGTTGTAGGTCTTTCAACGGGCAACGTTACTCGTAAGTTTTGAGATAGTGGTACGGCCATGTTAACCTCTAGGAATTCTGATGGTTGTTCCTGCGGCAATATTAAAAGGATCTTCAATATCTGGATTTACATCCATAATCTGCCACCATAAAGTACCGCTGCCTAAGTACACGTCCGCTAGATAGTCAATGCGGTCGCCTTCAACCCAGGTGTAGTTTATATAACTAATTCTAGTACTTTCAGGAAAACTACGATAAACAGTCCAATTGTATAAGCCGGTAGTTTTGTTTTTAATTTGTTGTGCGTCTCCAGTGTAATATCTAGATGATCTATAGACAGCCATTAATCAATCACCAATCCTCTCTTAAATACTCCGCCACCTCTACCGGTTGTTTCAATACCCGATGCTTTGGTACCTAACTTAGAAGGTATAGCTTGAGTTTGAGTGTCAATAGTAAGTAGGTTTTTATTTGTTGTGTAGAATTCAGGAATTCTTTCAAGACCGAGGTCTACAAGAGTTCTAATAGGGATCATTTCATGTGTAAACATATCGTGCTGTACTGTAAGGCTTGAAAGCTTAACTCTATAACGTTGTTGGTCATTTAACTTTAAAGTAAAAGGTAAAGTGGTAAGCCAACCAGTATTAGCAGTTTTTACCTCTAACGCCCCAACTTTTGCTCCAAGCAAACTAGACTTTATAGGGTCACCGTTCATAACTCTAAAGATGTACTCAAGATCATACTCCGTACCTCTACGAAGTAAACCCTCACACTGCTCAGCAGTTAGGTTATACGGGTAGTCTGGCTGTCCAATAGTAGCTGTTCTTCCGCCCATAACCCAACGACGCATAGTATTCATGTCTGCAACTCGATCGATCACTAGCCTAAGAGACATGGTTCCCCCAATACCGTCTCCAACTAGTACTGCGTTGTTTCCGCTATTTCTTGTCCAGTCTACAGAGTTAGTAGATGACATAGTGTAGTTCCAAAATGTTGGGTTAAATAAGAATCTAAATCCCCAAAATTTTTGTTCGGTAGTTCCTAAAATTTCGGTATCTTGATAGATCATACCTAGTTGATTATAAGCATTGCCGTCGTCATAAGAATCTGTTCCGCCCCAAGCAATTGGAGAAAAGTGACGAGTCATTACGTGTGGCGGTGGATTAAAGGTTTGAGCGTTAATTGCTACAGACTCTGTTGTTGCATTTGGATCTGCAGGTCTTCCACCACTATTACTGCTAATATTTTTACAGTTTTTAGCCTTATCTAACTCTCTTAAAGCAAGTTGAGTTAAGCTTCCGGGCACATGTGCTTCGGTAGCTTTTTCTCTATTCACTGGTTTTTTGTTAACTATTTTGCTAATAACTTTATCAGCACCTTTTTTATCTCCGTTTTTATCAAAAAACTTTATAGATACGGTGTACTCTTGAACAGTTGTTCCACCTTTACCTTGTACTGGAACTTCTTTTACATCACTGTGCCACAACCTTAAAAATACGTCGTCGCAGGAGTTCCATTCAAAAGGACCATTTTTACCGTAAGCGTCATACGCATTTACAGTAGAGGGTACTTGAGGTGTGGTGGGGGCTTTTGTAAAAATTACGCTTGGAATCTTAGACCCAGTCTGAATTTTTACATCTCTCCAAATACCATTAATTTCTACTTGAGGAACAAGCTTTGGCAGTACAGTTCCATCTTTTTTAGGAGTTACAGTAAAGTCATAGTAGCGGTCATTAATAGTTCTAATACTAGATATATCTGCTATATCTTTAACATCATTCTTAAATGAGGCAAAATCCCCAGACCCGCTTAATCTGGATCCTTGGTCATCTCTTACTATGAGTCCTGGCAACCCACCGGTGCCGTTGTATATAGATACGCGGTACAGCACTTTATTAGTAGTGTTTACTTTTTTACCTGAGCTGATGGGAAGCCAGCCATTTAAGCTATCTCCCGCTGTAGGTGCGTTTTCGTACCCCTTAGCTTCATAAACCGCTACTGTGTAGTAATACCCGTCTGGTGCGTAGTTAGCCATCAGTAGCTTCCAATCTGTTGAATAACTTTATCTTGTTCCAAAGCTGATTTAAAGCGTTGTAGAAGTACTTGTACTTCTGCAATACCTGCTTGAGCAATATTAACGGTCATGTTTACGTTTACACATCCCCCACCACCAGAACTTGGACGGTTTCTAATACGGTCTGCTTCCATCTTAGTCATCAAAACTTCGTCTTTGTGTGTGTAGGTTAGTCCTTCTTCAGTCCTATCAGCACCATAGAAGCCAACTTTAATGCCCGCTTTTCTAGCAGCAGACTGTGCATCATCTAAATACTTAGTAAAAGAACCATTGCTGTAAGCTGACCAAGGACCCCAATTTTTACCTTGATTTGAAATTTCCCAAGCTGCTTTTAGGTTAAATGAGGGGTCTTTTAATTTCTTAGCGTTTCTCCACACATCACCTGTGTTGGGACGTATCTTTCTTAAGCTTCTTACTTGAAATACTCCCAAACTTGGTCCATAAGTATTGTTTTGTAGGCTTTCATCACCAACAGCTCCAGCTCTACCACCAGACTCAGCTAGGGCAACAGCAAACGCTGTTTCTAAAGATTTGCCTCTAAAGCCTTGATTATAAAGGGCTTGAATTAAACCTTTACGAGAACCAAATGCCATACCGCCAGAATCTCCGCTAGCCGCATCCATCTCCTTATTAGACCTAATGTTTTTTACATAGTCACTTACGTTATCTGAACCGTGGGAACGTGCCCAAGAAAGAACATCCCCATCAGATATGTCGTTGTACGATAGGGGTCCCTTTTCAGCAATTAATTGAGAAAGCCTACTTCCAGCAACAACAGCTTTTCCAGAAGTACCTGTAGATACGGGAGATTTCCAGTCAAAGTTTTTATAATCATCAGACTTGCTCTTAAATAGATTAGAGATGCTAGACTTTACTTTGCCAAACCAACCCTTTGGATCTTGACTCTTAGAGCTTTTCTCTTTTCTTACTTCAAAGTGAAGGTGCGGACCCGTAGATGATCCAGATCCTGGAGCTCCTTTAGCCCCACCAGATAATGCAATTTGTTGTCCTTGACGAACAACGTCCCCTACTTTTACAAGAGTCTTGCTTAAGTGAGCATAGTAAGTAAAGAAACCGTCATGTTTTAAAACGATATATAAACCAAAACTTCTTTGTCCTCCACCTTGAGTAGTAATTGTGTCTACAATTCCATCAGCGGCAGCTAAAACAGGGGTTCCAACAGGCATTGCATAATCAATACCTCCATGGTGATGCTTAGCGGTTCCGTTAGGATCTTTACGAGTTCCAAAGGCAGAACTAACCTTATAACCTTTTCCAGGATCTAGTAGGGCTGCATTAGAGCTGTTACTGCTTCCGCCACTAACCCCAGTACCTTCTGGACCACCACCTTGACCGCCAATTAATTGGCCAATAGCGTTTCCTCCGCCACCAATTAAGCCACCAATTAAAGCTCCAAGGGGACCACCCATAAATGCTCCAGTACCGGCTCCTAGCGCAGTACTTCCAAATACAGAACCCCAATTAAATTTTTTATTTGCTTTGCCCTGTTGATATCCACCAAAAGCACTAAGCAAAGCTCCTAGTACAGGAATGCCTTTTCCAATAGCACCGCCAGCTTTAACCGCTCCACCAGCATAGTTGCCTCCAGCAAGGCTTCCACCTTTACCGCCACCTCCTAGAGCGCCTCGCATCATTAACATGCTTCCTAGACCACTAGCTGCGCTAGACATAGTTGCGCCAGCCCCACCAGCCATAGGAAGAGTTTCTAATACGCCCTTCAATGCAGCCATACCATTAACTACTCCAGGCAAAGTTTCTGCAAGCGCAGACATACCATTGTTAACCATTGTTGCGGCACCAAGAGCTCCTTGATAACCGCCAACTAATCCTTGTTCAGTTCCTTGTAAAAGACGGTTCTGTGAGCTTTGATAGTTAAAGTTTGTTCCTTGAATACTTCCTTTTATGCCCATAGTGTTTAGCACACCGCCGGCACTTTTCATTTGACCTGCTGTTAAAGCCTTCTTATTCTTGACGCGAAGCATAAGAGAGCTTGCGTACAGCTGAAATAGTTCTTGACTGCCCCCAGCAGCCGCCATAAGTGTCTGGTATTCAATGCTGTTTGGAGCAAACATTACCTCTGGATTTTTAGGAGTAGTTCCTCGCCATAAACGATTGTAAATATCATTGATTACTTCATTTGGTGGTCTTAGGTTGCCTTGAGGGTCACGAAGCCTAATTCCTAGTCTAAGTAAGGTCATTCCGTTTTGGCTTGCGTACGCCCCCGCAGCAGCCTCATTTGACATACCTGAGGCAGCGCTTAAACCACCAAGTTGACTCATAATATTTTTAGTGCTTAGTGAGTTAGTTCCATAACCACCTTGAGACAAAATTTGTCCCATAGCCATGGTAGGACCCATGGCACTGGTCATGTTTCCACGACCAACCATAGAGTTGGCGTTAGTAATTACCCCACGAGCACCACCACGGTTACCCATGGAGTACATAGCAATTTGTTCAGCGGCTAGTCTTTGACTTACGGCTGTCATTGTGCTTGGCATGATGCCCATAGCACCTACGCCTATACCCATCATTAATCGGCCAGCACTTATGCCTCCGCCGCCCTGACCGTAATTACCGTTCTGTAAAGATACGGCTCCAGGACCCATAGGAGCTAGTCCTAAGTTAGTGCTGGAGGTTTTCCCAGTTTGAACCTTTACAGCTTTATCTACGTGTGTGTAGATCTTTTCATAAAGTTTTTCTAAAGCTGTGGCTTTTTTGACAGCACTATCTAGACCCTTGTCCATGGCATTAGCTATTCCTTCAACAGCTTTTTTGCCACTTGCACCAAGAGCCTCTTGACCCACGTTACCTTTAGGATCTATAGCCACTTACTAATTCACCACCTTAGGTCTTGCCGCTGCTTTAGATATGAAAACTAAGCGTTCTCGTACCGTTAAATTTCGTAACTCTGTGAGAGACCAGCCCGGATAAAATTGAGCTAGTATGTCATAGGAGTCAATGAGCATTTGGTAGCTTGTTTCATGAACGAAACAACTCTGCCAGTGTTAATGGCAGTTCTACCTCCTGGCCACACGCACTACAGGCCTTCTTTACTTCACTAAGCAATGGACCAGGATTGCGTTTTGCAATCTCTTCTAGGATTGTTCTACGATCTTTTATACCAAGGTTACGAATTTGAGCTTGACCCAATACTGGGACATCATTAATTTCTAATACACAGTTGCTCAATAGAAGGGTATCAAGCTCCGCAGTATTCTTGTTTGGAGCGTTTACTAGCTTCTGTTGAGTATCCCCTGTAGGTAGGGCTACCTTTACTTTTCCAACTTTAAGGTCTAGAACAAAACGACGATCGTTAATTCTGTCGTCCAATGTCTTTACCTCTACATCTTTTGTAAGGTCAATTACAAAAGTTTGTAGTTCTGGGCAACGGTCGCATACTGTTTCTAACTCAACTTCGTTACCAAAAGTAACTCGTCGAATAGCAAGAAGCAGTGCCTCACGATCCCCCGCAAGAAGCATATTTAAGGTTTCTTTATCCGCTGGTTTGCCTCCAATAGAGACAGTAGCTTTTTCTAGGATAGTCATAAGAGCTTTCCCAGGTTCTGAAATCTTAACAATCACTTCTTCGTCAGCTCCAGTCAGTTCTCTAACCTCAGCTGTTGTAATCATTTGATCTTCCATAGGATCATAAAATCCACCTGGAAGATCTATGTTTGTGTCGGGAAGCGATGGGATCGTAATAGTAGGTACTGTCGATCCCACCGTCTCCTCAACTTGAACATTTGTAACGGCTTGAGCGATTTTGTTTGCCAATGCCGGATTTTCTGCGGCATTTAAAGTCTGTGTCGTCATGTTATATACCTTCTGTTAGTTACTGATTTGAGTTTTCTGAGCCTTGAATAGCGCCGTTATTGAATACGGCTGCTGATGCAGTGTAGTCAGTTGCGTATGTAGCATCCCAACCTTCGTGAACCACAGTCATTTCTTCAACCATTAGGCTGTTGCCTCCGGCATCCAATCCGCTGTAGGAAAGGTTAGTAATCCATGCATTGTAAATGCGGAATCGTAGGGCTACGTGTGGATCTGCGCTTGCTCCCGCTTTAGAAGCATTGCTTGAATCTTGCACGGTAAGTCCTGCAGCATTTGGATGGCTGAGAACCTTGATATCGATATCGCAACGGAAATCTGCACCAACACCAGCGGTTGCACCTGAGCTGATCACTGAGAACAGACGACGCATCCACTTGTAGTTTTGTGAGTTTTCTAGCATCACACCGCGGCTAAATGTAACCGGGCTGAATGAGGTTTGACCAGGAAGCTGGTGAACAGTTGTGTTGTAGCCACCTTCACGGTATTGAATTGCTTCTGTAGCAACAGTTAAGCCTGATACAGAAGTGAAACCCATCTTGGCATCAAAAGCCCAAGTAGGTGTTCCTGCTCCGGAAGGAGGTAAAAATTCCACCAAAAACCGGAAGTTACGGACTGGATCCGTTGCTAACGTAGACAATACGTTAGTAAATGCATTAGCCATTATTTATCTCCTTACGCCGAAGCGCTTCCGGTGATCTGCCCGATGCTGATCACGATAAACTCTGCTGGGTACTCTACGGCTACACCAATCTCAATATTTACTCGGCCGCTAAGAATCTGTGCCGGGCTGTTATTTGAGGAGTCGCACTTTACGTAAAACGCTTGTGCTGGTGTTGATCCACGGAGTCCGCCTTGTGACCAGTAGTCACGAAGGAAGTTACCCAAAGCGGTACGAATCTGATTCCAGAGACGTTCGCTGTTATTCTCAAAGACTGCAAACGCACTGCGATCAGTAAGTTCTTTCTTTAAGAAAATCATTGAGCGGCGAACGTTAATGTAACGATCACCTGGGGTGTTATTCATAGTACGTCCACCCATAATTACAATTCCTGCTCCAGGAACATTACGGATAGCGTTTACTGGTGCTGACGCAACGTTTAGTGAGTCTAGTTCAGCGTTGGTTAAGGAACGCTCTAGAGCTACCGCACTTGCAACCTTTGTAGCAAAACCAGCTGGGGTCTTAAACACTCCGCGAGTAGCGTCTGTGTCTAGGAACTTACCCATAGCTGCTGGGCCAGGAGGAAGGATGCGAGTTGCTGCAGTAGCAGCGCTTAGTTGATCTGGAACAGCTACCCATGGGTAGTAAGTTGCAGTGTTTCCACCATCTCCAGATGCTGCAAAAGCTGCCTTAACGTCTGCTGCGTAGGTAATAGCTTCAGCGGCTGTTAGTCCTGCAGGAGGATCAACAATCGCAAAAGCATCTCCACGAGCTTCAGCATAAGAAGCTACGTCACCTTGTAGAAGCACAGCTGCTGCACGATCCTGAGTTGTACCACCTGATGCAAATGCATAAGCTGCATCAGCATTGTTGATAAGGATTGGGCTATTGATTGGATCAAAAGTTGCTAGGGCTGTTTGATAAGCAGCACGTGCTGGGGTAGATCCGTCTGCACCTGAGGTGAAGATCTTCTGTCCAGCTGCTTCTGGTTGATCATCTGGAGCAGCAGTTGAAGAGTTAAGGTCTGTAACTAGTACATAGCTTGAACTTGAGTTTACGTAGGACACTACATAACGTGAGCTTGTGCTTGACATGCTTAGATCATTATGTTGTTCTACTACTCCTGATGCGTCAGAAATAATTAAGTTAAATGTGGTAGCAGAGGCAGATGTTACTTCTGCTTTAAGGTCGTTACCCCAAGCACCAGCGTTAGCTGCTGTGAGGGTAAGTGTTGATACTGGTGTTGCTGCACGGTCACGAAGTGTGACGGTAGCAGAAGCTGCACCTGTTCCTACAACACGCTTTACGTATACCTGACGTCCGCCGTTAGCGAAAAAGGTATATAGTGCCCAGGTTGCTGGGAATGAATCTGAGAGTCCACCAAAAGTCTTAACAAACTCGTACCAGCTTGTTACAAGAACTGGTGAGGTTGTTGGACCCTTTGCAAACTTACCAACAAAAGCACCACGAGATGCGCTGTTGTTAGCAGATTCAACTGATTGAGGCAGAGCGACTTCACTGATGAAGACTCCTGGCCGGCTATATGTAGCCATCTGTTTTACTCCTTAGGGTTGGTTGGTTTTCTTTGGGTTTCCGTATTATGACGATATTGTTGTGAACTCTGTAGGCTGGCTATTGAGCGAGACGTTAGTTTCTGTTACAGGGACGATCTGATCAAGAACCCTAGGCAAGATTTCAGCGCTAATTCTAACAGTGTATGCGTTAGAGAATAGACGCTTTCCATTTTCGTCTTGGGTATCTTTTTTTGCAAATCCCAAAAAGTCTAAACGGCGAACCGTGTTATCTTCTGGAACTACTAGTAACCCATACCGTAAAGGTATGCGTTGTCCGGTTGCCATCTCTGCCATGATTTGTCGATCATGTCTTGGTTGACGTGACCAAGTAGTGATCTGATAATCAAGATAGACTGGAATCGGAAACTCTGTTATGTACTGCTCAGAAGTATTTGCGCCTTCTGGAAAGTACGGCATCTGAATCTCACCACGGTGAGCTCTAGCAAAATCTTCGTTGTATCCTAAAAAATCTATGGTCATATATGGGTAGGACTGTGCACGGATTTCAAGATCAGGTTGTCCAAACCATACGCCAACAGGTCTAGCGGAGTTACCGCTATCTGAGACAGTGACTCCGGTAAGCATTAGCTTTAGGGCTTTATCTTCATTAAGAATAAAAGGCATTAGAACATCGCCCCCAAAATCCCAGTAGCTAGAGCTGTGTCATCAATATTGTCTAGAAAACGACGAAGTACTCCACTTGGAGATGTGGTTTGAGTACCGTACTCCAGATCATTAATCTTAGAGGTCAGATAAGGTGGGTAGTAAATAATATGCTCAGAGCCAGTATTTTGAACAGAGATGACGTTTACAACGTCTGCAGGCCATCCATTTTCTAGGCAGTACTTTTGTAAAGCTCTGGTAGTTACCGCAGAATCGAACCGAGCACCTTCATTTATGGAATTCTTTAAGGTTTCTGATAATCTCATTTACGGCCCACGATTGCTTTAGAGATTAGACTTCCTGCAATCCAACCAGCTACCATTGAGCCAGCGTGGAATTTGTCTAGACCTAAAACACCGCGGACGAATTGCTCTTTGTCGGCTTCAGTTTCAGCACGAGCCATTCTGTCGAGTAGGTAAATCATGAAAAACCTCCATAGGGAGAAGTGCGGGGTCAAGCTGCAGGGTTCCGGATTACTCCGGCGTCAAAAACAAGAATAAACGAAAAAGACCCCTTTCGGGGCCTAAGTCGTTACTTCTTTTTAGCTTTCTTCTCTCGTTTATCCTCAGCTTTTTCGCCCTTCTTACCTTCTTTGGCTTCGTGGCGTTTTTCAACCTTCTTGACTGCTTTCTTCTTTAACTTCTCGTCAATCTTGCGGTCAGCTGTCTGGGACTCTGGCTTGTTACGCTTGCCATGAGCCTTGTCCATCTTTTCAAACTCTTTCTTTTCAGCAGCGCTCATACCTTTGGTAGTCTTGGCATCCTGCTTCTTGTCGTTCTTTTCGTTATACGGCATACGACTCATTACATACCCTTTTTTCTAACCACGTTGGCCTTCTTAGCCTTGCCTTTTGAGTCAGACTTTTTAGCGTACTTCTTGTTAGCAGCAGCTAGGGTCTTCATGCCGTGCTTATCTTTTGGCTTCATGCAGCCACAGGTGGCGCACATTATTTCTTCTTCTTTGCACGAAGAGCAGCAAAGTCGGAGCCTTCTAGCTTGCCGTCTTTATCTACATCAAGCTTCTTTTGCTTAGGAGACATCTTTTTTGCAGTTTTCTTTGTAGTCTTCTTGCAAGCACCCTTGCAACCTGGCTTTGAACAGCCACATCCGCACGATTTACACATTATTTTTTACCTTTCTTAGGTTTAGCGACTTTGTCTTTTCCTTTACCTTCAGGCACGCAGTTTGGCACCTTCTTGCCGTTTTGATTTTTCATACCTACCTGGACGTATCCGTCCCAGCATGGATTCTTAGCCATTACTTGCCTTTCTTGTGAGGGTTCTTCTTGTGCCAGTCTTTGGTGGCCTTAACGCCTTCCTTGACTGTCTTAGCCCCAGCTTTTTTAGTAAGGTTGATCTTATCGTATTTACCAGCTTTAGCGCTGGCAGCATGGTCGACAATAACTTCGCCTTTTTTGTTTTTCTTAATAACGTGGTCTGCCCCGCCAACTTTAATTTTAGGCATTATCCAGGGATCCCTTCATTAGCAAATCTGTCTTTAGGATCAAAAGGAGAATACCCAGCAAACTGTTGGAATTGAGGGTCATTGACCAACTCTTCAGGGTTAACTTGGTAACAATCAATATCAAATAGTGTGTAGTCGTCTGTAATGATTCCCTTTGGAAGAATTCTTTTTGGAGTAAATACTTGATTCTTAAACACGATTCGATCACGTAGATAAGCATCTGGGTTAGAAGGCAAGTACTTTAACTCAGGGATAGGTAGTGCCTCCCCACCAGAAAGAGAAGAACCATCAATAACGTCCATGTTAATAGTGATACTGAGGATATCTGTGTTGTAGAAACCGCGGTCATTCTGAACTGTAACGCCTTGAGTAAGGGTCGCATT